GTGGTTTGGGAGTCTCTGGGGGGGTTATACGGTGGCAACGTGATCCTCCGACAGGGTCGTTGCTCTCCTGTATATTGTATTTCTTCATTATGCGCTGCTTGTCACCATAGCTGTTGATGTATTCATCCACCGCAGGCTGGTACCTGCCATACAGACCGCTGTGCGTCAGGTGGATCTGGTTCCTGCCCTTCTGTCCAAAGTCCTGTTCCATCGTCTGCCCCAGGCAGTGGCTGCACTTGCGCTTTCTGGGCAGCTGCGAGGTGGTGTAGAACACATCTTTCTCTTCGTGGTCACAGCTTTTGCAATACCAATCGTAGGCTGGCATTATTTCACCTTCGCTATTAGATAGGAACCCGAAGTGCGCACAGCATCTTTACCGAACACGCTTATAACTTCAGATAAATAATCCTTTGTCTTCCTATTTTCTTGCCACGAACCCGTGCTTGTGGGATTTCCCTTCCCACTCCCGCTGCCCTCGTATATTTTTATTCGAACTTCACCCCCTGGCTTGACCAGTGCCTTTGCTCCCCTTAGCGCCTGTCTGCGCAAGCCTGGCTCCTCTATCACGTTCAGCACATTATTCACGGTTACAATGTCTGCAGGGTTTTTCTCAAACTCATCCAGTATTCGATTATTATGCGATTCAGGGCGCTGAATGGGGTCGATTACATCCAGCCGAACTCCACGCTCAGCCATAAGTTCTTTGGCTTTATCGCTTTTGCCCCCACCCAGGTCTAATACTCTTGCCCCTTCGGGCCAATCAAATCGCTTGTCATTAAAGGTTGCCGCTATTTGCCCCAGGTCTGTTTTGCCTGGTTTATTCGCCTCTTTTGTACTTCGTCGTGCTAGCCCTTTTCTCAACCTGGCAGAAGGACCTGCCATGCCCAACATGGCAGGTCCTGCCATATTAGACCAAGAGAAGTCTCGCCCCTCTTCGTTCGCCATATAGGCTTCTGCGGCTGCACCTGCACCTAATGGGAGTACGACAGGGGCTGCACCTGAAATAACTTCTCTTGACGCACTTTTTTCGGGGTCGAACATCGCATAGCGAGATCGTATCTGGCTCGGATCGAAAACTACGTAGATGTCAGTCATATCTGCGCCATCGTAAGTGTTTCTAAAAATGGCACCATCGTGCCCCGCTGCCTTTGCTTTTTCTAGAAGTTCGTGGTAGGTCTGCTCCCGATAATGATCACCCATAAAATCAAACTCAAAAGGTTTTTCCAATCGCAGCTTTACGGGCATTATGTTATCGCCCAACATCCCAAATTCGCCTCTGTCTATAATGCCTTCCAAGGCATCCACTTCTGCACTTAATTGTTGGTATTCAGGGATGTCCCGAAGTTTTTCCCACTTTAACTCCTCTGCTGCTTGCAACGCTTCCTGCACCTCTTCAATTTCTTTTACAAGTGCTTCGTGCTGACGAACCCCTTCTATAAACTCTTTTTCATCTCTGCGTTTAAATCGGCTTGCTTCATCTGCATACTTCCACTCGGCTGGCATTTGCTCATACTTTGCATGTAATTCGTCCAACCCACGATAAAGGATTGGAATCCCCAATTGATCTGTTATTGGTTTTTCAATTTCGGTCATCTTCTCCGAAGCGATGCGTTGCACCTCGGAATGCTTCCCTATTTGTGCATCCATCTCGGCCTGGGTAACTCGACCCGTCGATACAGCATCTGCATTTTGGGCATATCGGCTGGCAGTATTTGTATCCGCACTAAAGAAAAAGCCAAGGCGTGCGCTTTCTGCACCTGTAGCTACACCCAATAGGCCAGGGTCGAACTCAGTTATTTCGCCCTTTGTGCCGTGGAACACATCGAGTCTAAACCCCTGTGATATGGCCCGATCAAATCGGGCTTTTTCTATATCGGGCAGCTGGCGAAAGATCGTAAGCATCTGATTCAGGTTTACCCGTGACTGCTGACTACGACCTTCGGCGCGAGGGGCTTGCTTCAGCTGCTCTCGCCACGCTGCCATTGTCCTTTCCCCAGGCACCTCGCCTCGGTCCAGGCTTTCTTGAAACAATTCTTGATTACGCTCTGCGCGTGTCCTGGGACGTTCCACCCTTGCTTCGGGTATCACCGATTCAACCAGGTCAGGCCCACGCAGCTTGCGTGCCATGCGCCCCAAGCTGCCTAGCGCTTTGCCACCACCGACGATGTCGGGCAGGGATAGCTTCTCTGCCGTGCCCAGGGGGTCTTTAACAGCCCCCATGCCTGCACGCCCCACCGCTCTTGCGGTACCCATTGGGTCCGCTGCTGCCTCTCGCGCCATCGTCTTCAACTGCTCCACCTCTGGTTCGCGCATCTGCAGTAATGCGCCTGCCTCTTGCATCGGGTTCGCTGCCAGCCACCGTGGGATCAACTCAGCGAAGCGTTCCAGTTCGTTGCGTGCCTGCAAGCTGCCTTCTAATTGCGTCCCTGCGCTTTCTAACCGTGCCCCCAGCTGCGCCAGGATATCGGGTGCCCCCTGGGGCGCGTTGTAGGGGGCCAGCTGCCGCAGCAGTGCATCGATGATCTCTCGGTCAGTCTGATTCGGCATTAGAAAAACTCAGGCTCTTCCAGTTCTTTCTTCTTCTTGCCCCGCTTGGTCAGCATCACCTCACGCTTGACCCAGTAGGCTTTTATTTTCTTAGCCGCAGCGACGATCTTCGCATCGTGCTGACCATCCTCTTCGGCATGGCACAGGTCGCAGATATACTCGCGCCCTGTCCACCACCAGGTCTTGGACTCATGGCACGCCTTGCAGACAGCGCCCTTCTTGCTATTTGCAGGTCTGTCCTTGTATGCCTGGCGTTTTGCCTGCTTTGCCTGGGTTGCCATAGGTATAACCCGTCTGCACCTTGCGGCCTGTGCGGCGTGCCTCTTGTCGAGCCTGCGCCCGTCCCTTCGGGCTGTAACTGTAGTGCTTGCTACCAACCTTGGGCATCAGTTCTGCTCCGTGTTGATGTTAACGGTCTGCCCCACGCGCTGGGCATTGGAGCGCACCACACTCTGCAGCGCTTGAGCCTGCGCCTGGACGTTGTTGCCATCCCGCGTGCTGGGGATGGTCTTCTCACTCTCCTGCAGGGGCTGTCCCTGCGCCTGCCCCTGCAAAAACTGCTGATGTTGCTGCGTATGCCGTTGCAGGAGTTGCTGAAACTGCTGTATCGCTTGGGGGTTGATTTGCATCTGCTGCTGCAGGTACTGGGTGACCGCTGGGTCCTCCCCTGCTTTGGCGTGCTGCTGCAGGTGGACCTGGTGATCCTGCGTGGGCAGCACCCCTGGGTCCTGCTGGCGTGCGGCAAGAAACTGGTTCTCCAGCTGAGCGGCACGCACCGCTTCCGCATCCACAGAGGTCTTAATGAACTTGTCCTGGTCACTCACGCGGAAGGCACGCAGCACCAGCTTGAGGACCTCGCTGCGATTCACTTCGGGCATCTGGAAGAGGTAGTTGGCTAAGGCCAGGGTATCCTCCCGCTCTAGTTGCTCAAAGAGGGGGCGCATACTCTGCGTTTCTACTTCGACCTTGAAGCGCACCTTGAAGAGGTCCGAAGAAACAGCTTCGTAGATGGGGTCGTCCTCCCCTTCGGATACGTTGATGACAAATGCTTCGGGGGTATATCTGGAGTCCGCCATAATGCGGAAGGTGTTGTAGACTACCGCATCGTAGGCTTTGCCCACCTCGGCTGAAAGCCACTCCCTGTTCTGGGTACCAAAGGAAGCGATAAGGCTGGCCTCTGTAGCGGTGCGGCGAGGACCTCCCCCCATCGCCATCTGCGATACGTTCAGAACCTGCTCTTCGTAGTTGCGCATATCCGCTTCTATGCCCAGCTGATCGGGTGGGGGCGTGCCCATCTGCATCTCGCGGAATCCACTGTTGACATCGGATACCCAGATAACCTGCCCATCACGTGCCTTGGTAAGTTGGTCGGCTATGTTGGCATTCTCTTCACGCTCTGCCCGTTGCCCCAGGATGATGCGAGGGTAGCGCTTGAGGAGGTCCACCCGCCGCGATACCGACTCTACGATGACCCTCTGCTCATCTTCGACATACGCCATCATGGGGAGTCCATATAAGGACTCTTCCGACAGGTCGAACTTGAGGGCGTGGTAGGGGAAACCCCCTTGCACCAGGTAAGAGCCTGTGGCGTTGAACTCCCCCGTCATCATCATCTCACCCGTAAAGGGATCGGGGGCCAGCACGGGTTCCTGCTCTAAGAAGGGATGGTCTATATCCTCTATGGGTTGCTCCACCCCTTCAGCAAAGACGATGCGCTTGCGATGCACTCTATCGTGAATCTCGTAGAGCAGGGCATAA